ATGAAGGGTGAAAGAGGATTCACTTCATTTGTTAAGATGAATAGATAAAATGTTATGCTTATGCTTGATTTTAATGTGAATACTTAACCCCGTGAGCTCCCAACCTCTCCGTTTTGCTCACTATGCTCTTGCTTGTCATTTCTCCACACCCATCTTTCAAACTCCTCAGCAATTGTTAAAATTGGATTGGTCTTGTCTTGTAATGGTTTCACTTCAAGGACAACTTCTTTTCCAACCCAAAGCTCAACGGCTGCCTTCAAACATGATTGTCTAATTATCAACTTATCTTTATCTTCAGAGCGAGGACTTATGGCATTCTGATAAACCTTAGGTGTTCTAAAAGAATTGTCCCCGCCCGAAGAAAATTCTTGCTTAAAGAATGTAATTGTCTTATCATCCATCTTGTCAATAGAAAATGAAACTATCGCATTCTGTGGTGTTGCCTCAACGTATTGGGCTTTGATTATTGGAGCAAGTTTGAACCAAGCTCCATCTATCTTAACCATGTTTCTATCTGCCCAAAATGCTTCAAATTTTCCTTTCATGCTCCGATTAGTAACCCCATTAAAAATGTAAGTCCGAATATGCCAACCATAATCCATCCAAGAACAACCAAAGTTCTAAGACTTGGAGACAAATCTTTATACCTTATCATGCTTTCATCTCCTTCTCAAGTTGAATGTCAAAATACTTTGCAAGAAGCTTGTTAATCAACGCACTTGCATTTACTTTTTCAAGTTCTTTCACAATTCTAATGTCAATATAATAACTTCTCAATGTTTTCATATCAATTTCTCCTCCGATATTTTCCAATAATAAACCCTATAACAAAGAAAACTATTGCACCCATCCAAAAGCCTATTACTCCATTTCCTACCATAATTTCTCCCCAGCAAGTTTGTCTATAATAGAAATTAAACTTTTCTCTTCTTTTTCAAGCATAGTTAGTTCTGTTGAAGACATTAAAGTTCCTTCTAAAACTATTCTTGCTCTTCTATGCATTTCTTCTTTCAATAATCTTATAAATTCCTTAACATCACTTCTTTTAAAAATCTCAAATTCTTCGTTGCTTTCTCCCGTTCCTAAATTATGAGATAACTCTATAATCTTATCGCTTAAATTAAATTCCTTTTCCATAGTTTAATTAATAAATTAAAGTATTTAAATCTTTCGTTTCTGTTTTACTATTGAAAAGTCGTATTGTTTAACTTCATAAAAACACCCATACATTCGCTTATGTTGTAATTGTAAATTTATCAATTCGTCGTCGGTAATATACCTATCTTCTCTTGACATTTGGTCAAACCAAAGACGCATATTAATCATTATAATTTTGTTCTCCAAATAATCCCTTTCAGAATATTTAACTTGAGTGTTAGCCACTTACTCTAGTGTTTCTTGATAATTTCCGTTAATCTCACAATCAGAATGTTCACTTTCTAGAGTAGATTTTAAGCTATCTGCTTGTGCTTTAGTTCCTTCTTTTCTAAGAGTTATTGTAATATTCCCCATATAACACCCCCTTACAATTTCATTATGTAAGCCAAAGCATAATAAGGCGGTAATGACGAACTTGCTGCCGTTGTGAAGTTTGCTGTATTTCCACCGCCGCCACTTTCCCCAGCAGCGATGTTAATATCTGCTACTGGTTGCGCGTCAAGAGTTCCTGTATGAGTATGAGTAGTTGCACCGCCCGTTGCTGCTACGGCATAAGTATCTCCCGCACAAACAATAAATCTGTTTCTTAAATCGGGCGTTCCATTTGAACCATTACATAAAGCCCAGCCATTAGGAATTGACGCAATAGAGCCACTCCATAAAAGAATTGCACCTTTTGGGACTACGTTTTCAGTTGTTGTTGTCGTCGTGGTGTTGACGAAGTTCTTTGCCTTAATATTTCCATCCCAGATAATTGTATTGTTATCTGGAACATTCCATCCGCCCATTATCTAAGAAGTAATGACTTATATTTAAGGTTTGTCAATACCAGCACCATGCTGAGTTCCAATAATAAGAACTGCGGCTTTAGGGTCAGTCAATTGAGTTGTTCCCATTTCAACGGCTCTGATTGTTACGCTCTTGTATGGGTCTTCTTTTGTAGTTGTTTGTAAAGGAACTAATTCCTTCCATGTTCCAACTCTCTTTGGAATAACCATCAAAGCGTATGATGTAGTTACTGAGTTTGATACAACCAATGTTGTTCCAGCAAGTGTCCCTACAACTCCATTATTTGCAATGTCAGTTGATAAACTTGGGAATTGTGCTCCCTTATCTGTCAAGTGCTTCATTATACTTCTATAATCTCTTGGAGATATGAATAACATTGTGTTTGAAACATCATAGTTCTGCTCTGCCATCTTTTGCTTTGCTTCTAGTAAGTCGTCAATTATTGCAGCGCTTGTTTCATTCCAAGAACCTCTTCCTCCAGTAACCAATGTTACTGATTGAATAGCAGAAGGACTTCTTGATTCTGTTAAGACATCCCATATTTCGTCATCAACTGCTTTTGTAACTCCTTCAGCAATTCTGAACAAAGTTCTTTCTTGAACGTCAACGTCAGAGGTAAGAATATCTTCCCAATGAATATTATCTTCAAGTCCATACTTCTTGATAACTGCTTGGATTCTTTCCCATTGAACTACTGCCTGAGGAAATTCTGCTCCTCTTGGTATTCCTTCAATAGTGTTTCCAGTTGCTCCAGCCAATGCGGTTGGACTCTCTCTGTAAAAGAAATTCTTCCATGCACTTGTTGGTGAAATATTAACTGCTTGTTTGAATTTGTATGAAGCTGTGGCAAAACCTTTTACAACTCCATCAAAGAATTGTGCTCTTATATTCACTTCGCCTACTTCTTGGTCTATTGCCATGTTTACATTCCTATGTTAACTAAGACGTTTATAACCTCTGCGTCTGCGGCGGTTTCTAAAGCCACGCCTAATTTATTTGCTCTTGTAAATAATGCGTATGATGTTGTTGCGGGAGCTCCATCCAATGCAAGTGTTGCACTTCGGACTTCATTATTTCCAGCAACCAATACATAATCACCTGCTGTTATTGCTCCAGAAGCTTTTAAGTCAAATATCCCGCTTGTCCAAACTCCAATACTTGTAGCGCCATCATTTGCTTCTTTCTCTTCAGAAGAAATTCCTACTGGAATCCCATAAGCTGTCCCTGATGGGTTTGACGCAGTTCTTGGGTCTGTTAAAGTAAGGATTATGCCTTTAGAAATCTGAGTGCCGTCCGCACAAGTATATCTTTTTATGTGCCCAGTTGAGTTTGTTAAATCAACTTTGACTGCTTGTGGTGCGACTCCCATGCACAATCATTGAATAATTCTATATTTAAACTTTGCGACTTCTTAACTTTCTACGAATTTCTTTTTGAAATGGATTAAATCTGTTCTGAATTTCATTTTCTGTGTCAACAAATCCAAACTTGAACCATGCCCAGCCCAAAATAAAACAAAATAACAAATAAATTAAAATTGAGTAAATTGCAGTTTTAGCGTCTATTAAATCAAAAATTCCTACAAAAGCAAGTAGATATTTGAAATAGTTTGTTAAACCATAACCTTTGTCAAAATATGCTTTAATTAATAGGAATTTGTAGAATTTCATCTTATCTGCATTATGTCAATCGCTGTTTGATTATTTAAAATGTAATGTTGAATATACCAATGCAAGTTCTCCAAAGCTTCTCTATCTTTTAGAATGTCAACTATTTTCTCAGTCAAGAACATTGTTCCCTTCAAGAATCCAATTCCGAATCCAACTGAGAAAATTAACAGAGCTAAGAGTAAGAGAATAATAATCTTGGCTTTTGAGTAGCCCTTCAGCTTATCGCTTAAAGCATTTCCTGTCTGTAACCTATGTCTTTCCATTCTCCAATTACATCTTCTTTAATTCCAATCGGATACAAAGCAACTCCGTCTCTGAACATATATCTGAACTCCTTCGTCGGTGTGTATTTAACTTTCTTCAATCCCATTGCTTTTCTTAAAGCCATTGAGTTAAATGTTGCAGCAAAAGGATGAACTTTCCCAGTTGGCTCAACATTTAATGAAGTTAAAACCATATCTTTATGCTCCTTCGGAAAAACGTATTCCCATAATTGAATTGGTCTTAAAGCTCCTTGAACAATGTTGTGCTCAATCTTTGGTTTGAAGTCCTTGCATTCTTTAGTAGGATGTTTCTCTTTTTCAATTCCACACTGACAAACTTTCAAGTTCTCTCTTTGATATGTAAACATCTGAGCTTGCATGAAGTTCTTCCATAGCTCAACTTGATGATTTATTCCTCTTGTTGCAAAGACGAAATGCATTATTTACGCCCAAAACGAGCCATCGTTTTCTTAACCATTTCAGCAACTTCTTGTTTCTTGATTTCTTCGGGTGTCTTTGGTTGTATTCCTGCCTCAGCTTTCCCGCCCAACATCATTCTCGCAGCGATTGCTTCTTGCTTAGAAATTAACTCCTCGCTTTTCTTGTTCGCTTCTTCCAACCTTTTTGCGATATTATCTGCTCTGTCAATGATAGAAGTTGTTTCGGACTTGCTCCCTCCGTCATTATTTGAAGGTGTTGGAGTTGTGCTTGTCTCCGCTTTTGTTTCCTCACTCATTTTTTAATCCTCCTTTCATTTTTGATTATCCTATGATGTTAAAAAGCTTCATCTGGTATTCCCTTTTTTCCTTCTGAAAGTAAATTTGCAACCTATATAAAAATATACCTAATGCAATGATTGTTGAAACTCCAATGCTTTTCATTGTGATTTCACTTGTCAATAAGGGGTTTAAAAAGGCGATAAGTCCCGCAATTAACGCATTCACTACTTCATAAAGAATCTCATATTTGTTCTTTTTGAATGGGTTTATTATTTTCTGTTTCATGTCCCTATTAATTGCCTTGCTTTAGCAACGTTTCCAGCTTGGATGGCTTGCTGTAACTCATCTCTGAGTATCGGAATTTGAACTTGCCTTGCATTGTTGAATAACAGCAAATTGTCTCTCGCTCCCGAGATGTATGCAGCGGGATTGTTCTTTGCTATTGCTTTAACTGCACTTTCACTTGTCTGAATGTCTTGAAGTAAACTTGCGTATGCGAGAGCCGCAGTTGCGGGAGTTGTCGCTCCAGTTGCAACCGCTTGGTTTATGTCTCCCATTGTTGCAAGACTATTTCCCAAGATTATGTTTTGCTGTGAGAGGGAGTCTTTCAATGCTTTTGTTGTTCCAGTTGCTCTTCCGTATTGTTGTGCCGCAAATCTTGCGAAAACCCCAACTAAACCTCTAGTAAGTTCAAGATTGAATTGTAGTTTTTGATTGAAAGAAGTGAAGCCTTGTTGTCCTCTCGTCTGAGTTGTTTTTATAGCTTCTTGCCCGCTTTCACTTGCGGGTTTAAGAGGGTCAAAGACAAAGTTGGAAGCAAATTCAAGTGCTCCTTGCAATTCTTTATTTGCCTTCGTCTCTATTGTTTCGGGTTGCTCTCCACTAATTTGGTCAAGTCCTATCAACTGAGGTTGGAACTCTCCAAGTTTTCCCGCAATCCTCTGAACTTCAGCTTCTCTCCCAAGCTCAAACTTTCCTTGTTCTTTTAATGATAATTGCTCTAAAGCGGCTTGAACTGCGGTCTTGTTTGAAATTGAAGTATTTTGCAATTGGATTTGTGCGGCAAGTCTCTCTCTATTCTGAATAAACTCTTGTCCCGCTTTTTCTCTATCTGCTTCTGGCGTTTGTGAAGTATCTGCGAGAGCACCCTCTGGCAATCCTAGCTCTTTCTCTTTTTCCTTTCTTCTATTCTGAACTTCTTTGACGCTTGCCATTATCTCCCAACTCCTGCGGTTGTTTCATTAGGTTGAAAGTTAATCTGCCCAGTCATCATTCCGCCTGAGCTGTCGTCTTTGGCTTCGTCGGTAAGTAATTCATTTCTAAGACTTGCGGGGAATGAAAGCTCAATTCTTAATTGAAGTTGTTGCCAAACTTGGCTCTCAATATCCATTTGTGAATCTTCAACGCTTTGCTCAAAAGCAAGGTATGCAATCTTTGCAGTTGATTCAGTGAACTCACCTGAATTTCCCAAGATAATTTGTGGAATCCCAACGGCTTGATAGAATTGGTCTTTAACATGATTTCTCCATGAGATTGTGTTTAGTGTTGCATTATCGGGAACTGCAATCAATTCTTGTTCAACTGCACCCTTTGGAATATAGATATTTTCTCCTTTATTTGTTGCATTATCAAACTTTGACTTTAAAGCGTCAATCTTGGTTTCGTCGTCAGTATCAAGAATGAATTTATGCATTGGCTTTGAGAATCTATGTTGAACTAGCTTCGTGTCCTTAAAGCTCTCTTGAAACGCTTTAAGATATTCTTCAACTGCTTGAACAACTCCCGTTCCGTGAATCTGGTCTGCAACTCTGTCTTTACTTAAATGGAAAATCTGATTCGGTTTAAATTCCATATCTGTTTTAAGCCCTTTGTTCTTTGAGACTTGAACGTATTTCTGAATGATTCCCTTATCATTAGCAACAATCTTGATTGTGCTTGGGTCTAATGGTTTGAGATTGATTAATTCTCCAGTCTCGTCGTCTCTGATAATTTCGCAGAAAGCGTCGCCTACAATTTGGTATGTGATAATCATGTTCTTGAGAATTGAGTTGAATGTATCAACACCCCATCCCGAAATGTTATCCAAGATTGTCGTCGCCAAAGGGTCTGCTTTAAATCCTTTCCCAATAGTCCAAACAGCTTTCATGTCAATAGCCTTCTTCAACTCTGGAATTGTGTTATAATAACCGAAGTATGTTGCCCATTGTGTGTGAACGTATTCGGTCTCCTTTGAGCCAGTTGCGGCGTCTGTATGCATCGGAGTTACTGAGAAATCTTCAACAACTCCAGTCATATTGGAGATTGACGCTGAGTCTAAATCTAATCTTCCCATTGTAATTCAAAGATGTTGTTTTTTATAAAGTTTGACATTATAGGTCTAATCTGAATGGCATGAGGAAAGTCATTCTAGAGTTGTCTGTATTTGTGCCTGTTCTGTTTGATGGGTCATGATGTAGGTCTATCGCTCCCGCCGAAGTCTTGAATATTACAACAAGTCTGAGTCTCTCTCCCTTTTTAATTATGGTTTGTGTCAAGGGAATTGGAATCAAAACCTGAATTTTATCAATCAATGTGTTATTAAACAATCTGCTTTCCGTGATTTGACTTGAGAGGTTTGTTGCAGTTCCTGCGG